TAGCGATATTACCTGCTGTTGTTGTACCAGCTGAACTTTCAGCGAGTAACTGTTTACGAGTATTTTCTAATAAAACACCCATAGTTGAACGACGAGTTCCTTTTAAGCCTTCCATCAGAGCTTCTTTGGTTTCGTCCCAACGATTTTCTAAAAGTACTTGTGACATAATTATATTTCTCCTAATTTTGTATGTCTATATTTTTAAAGCCCTGCCAAACGCTTAATGTCAATTACGTTATCACGATGTGATTCGTCCTCAACTTTTGGTTTGATTGCAGCTTTATCCCCTGTCACTTCTTTAACTGATTCAGTTAGTACTGGTTTTTTATTACCAATCTTTTCTGCACCATTATTTAAAACTGCAGGGAGATACTTGTCAAAAGCGGTTTGCAGACGTGGGGTCTGTACGCTTTCTAACAAGGTACGCATCAAGTCAGCTTTTTCTTCGTTTAAGGTTGAGAGTAATTCACCCATAACCTTATTACGCTGATTGCTTTCTTTAATTATACGTACTTCTTGTTCTTTACTTTCAATTAAGACTTTTGCCTTATTGATTCTTTCTGTAGATTCAGCCAATTGACGATCTTTTTCTTCTAACATTGATAGTAGACTACGTGTGTCAGCCTTCTCATTGAGATGAGTTGAACTGTATTCACTAGCATATGCTTCAAAAATCTTACGACCAAAATTGTTTTCACGTGCAATTTTGATATCTTCTTTCAATTGACCTAATTCACCCTTAAGATGTGAAGTAACAGCAGAATTTAAACGCTTAGAACTTTCAGTAACAAATTTGTCCTTTAGTTTTTCTAATTGTTTGCGTCCTTCGGCAACTAACTTAACCTTTGCTTCAACTACAGCTTGTTTGTCTTGTGCAAATTCTTTGATTTCACGTGATAAAGCATGAACGATAAACTGTTCTAGCTTTTCTTGACTTTCTAACTGTACTTTGCGGTCATTGCGTAATTCTTTGATTTCTTCTGCTAACTTAGTTACCATAAAATCATTAAACTTCGCAGCGTTTTCACGCAATTTTACTTGCGCTTTTACGCGGTCTTCGTTCATTGCTTGTCTTTCAGAGTAGAACTCACGTATCTCTTCTTCCAGATTAGCGGTTACCATATTATCAAGGGCTTCTACCATTACACTTTTATCATGCTCATATCTTTGTGCGAATTCTTCGTGTAATTCTGCACGTACTTGTTCACGGGCTTCATTCAACTTAGTTTCCCATGCCTCATTAATTGCTTGGCTGGTTTCTTCATTGATAATTCCGCTCTCAAGTAATGGTTTAATAGCATCAAACATGCTTAATTCCCCTTATAGCTTGAGGTCCTTGATAAGACGAACCACTTCGTCCTTCAGGTATCTCTGTACTTTTTTGTCGTTTTGTGCATCTTTTGCAATATCTAGTAATTTATGGCCATGACGCATATTCATCATGCCCTCATAAATCGCTTTTGGATAAGCATTTGGTGCACTAGGCTGTGCGACAATATCCACAGTGACTATTTCAAAGTCACTTACCTTACCTGTAGCATCATCCACGTTACCGCTTCCTCTGCTACTTACTCCTAACTTTACACCACTCTGTAACATAGTAGAAACAAGTTCTCCCATTGGAGTAGGTAAAATCTTTAACTTTCCAAAACCATTAGGACCGTCCATCCACATATTAGTAATCATATGTGATACACGGTCAAGGTTAATTTTTAAATCATCAGGATGATCAACTTCGCCTAATACGCTGTTGCCATTCATGATTTGTTCATTGAGTTGTTCTACTGCAGATTCAATTTGATCGACAGGGTAAACACGCTCATTAGCGTTCTTTACCCCACCTTGAATGAAGATCCCTTTCATGTAAAGGGACTTCTTATTTTCACCGTCCGTAGTACTTTCAACCACCATATTAGCGCGGTCAAAAGTTAGGTTCTCTCTAAGATACAAAGCCATTTGCTTTAGAGTTCCTTATTTCTTAATGATTTTCTTAGTAGTCTTTTTAGACTCACCTAATGGACTCTTTGTGTTAGATCCATTATCACCATGTTTTGGGCTAGGAGCCTTTTCCAAATTCATACCAGTTTGTGCTGGACGATTTTTCCACTGGCTAGCATGTTCTACATCCTTTGTGTCAGGACTTGCTAATCCACCTTTTGTTCCACCCGTTGAGCTTTCGCCGCTGAAGTTAACTGGCTTAGCACCTGTTTGTGTAACTTTTGGCTTTGTTAGTGTTGGGCTTTTTGTTTGTGCGCCATCATCACCGCCTATTTTACTATCATATAGTCCAGGTACTTTCTTTAGTTGAATTGATTCCTCAAGGCTTTCTTCCATTGACTCATCATCATCTTCTTCTTTAGCTTCGGTAACGTCTTCTTCATCGTCATCAGCAGCTTCCATCATATCTTCGTCACCCATGTCGCCCATGTCGCCCATGTCATCATCGCCCATGTCGCCCATGTCGTCATCGTGACCCATTATTTCTTCAAATTCTGCCATTAATTGATCTAGTTTATCTTCTAGGTCAACAACACGATCTTCTAGGTCTTCTTCGGATGATCCTTCATCTCCAAATCCCTCTTCATCGTCAATCTCAATGTCAGCAAATTCATCTTCTTCTTCGCTCATGCCTGATTCGTCTGATTCAATATCAGAACTGATTTCATCTATAAGGCCGCTGGACATGTCTTCTGCCATTGCTTCTTCGTCCATTATTGACTCATAGATTTCTCTGGATTTTTCAACCACTATGTCGTGAAATAATGCACGTGCTTGTTCTTCATTCTCATTGATAATTAGTTCAATAAGTTGTTCAAATTTTCTGTTATCCATTATAAATATCTCCTTTAGAAATGGCTTTGTAATAGTTATTTATTGAGTAGACAAAAAAATAGCACAAAATGTGCTATTTTTTTACGTTTTTTGAAAAAATATAAGGATTTTTACGCTGCTGGAGGTGCTACTACTTTGTATTGCTTCCTAACCTTTTTGAGATTCTCAGCCCGTTCAAAATTTCTCACATCAATCATTTTACGTAGTTTACGTATTTGACGTAATGTGAGTTTTGTTTTACGGCTTTCTTTCCACTTTGGTTTGCTGTTATCATCTTCTACATCTTGATAACCAGCAACAGCAGGTTTAAACATTTCAAAAAGTTTCATAATATAATATTTATCTTACATCACTGGAGCCGCTTGTGCAGGAACTCCTCCACCAGGCATTGCTTGTGGACCCGCTGCACCAGGTGCAACTTCAGGAGGTGGCATTTCACCCTCTGCATCCATACCTTCTGCTGCTTCTAAATCAGAATCCAAATCGCCTGAACTAATACCAATGCTTCTTAAATCACTGCCCTTAACTTCGTCCTGTACCTCTGACTCTTGTTCCTCTTGCCATAGACGCTCATTTTCTGCTAGTTCTTCTTCAGTTAAACCTAAGAATCTTTGCAATGCAAAACGTTTACTGATATACGGGAAAGCTTCCATGCTAGCAAAAGTAGCTACACGGTCTTTATCCAATTCACTCTGACGGTATGCTGCAAAGTTTTGTGGAGCATTAAATCTAATATCAAAAAGACTATTATCTATGTTAAATCCACGCCAGCGTAAGAACAATTTAAATTCATCGTCTAGTGTTTGACTAATAGAATTTTGTAATCTTTCGCAATATTGATTAAAACGGAACTCTTGAATCATTGCTGTACCAACACGGCCGTCATTCAATGGTACTTGTCCATCGTCAGGACCTGTTGGTAAATAGCTACTAGGCACACGCAAACCACGTGCTAACCTATTATTAAAGTATTTAAGGTCGTCAATTTCACCTAAATTTTGACCACCTTGTAGTAAAGTAACATCTGAACCTCTGCCATCCGCAGTTACAGGAAAGAAATAATCTTCATTAATACTTAATGGATTATACGTGGCATCCAGTACGCTTGAGCCGCCCTGTGTTGTAGGGATTCTACGTTGGTGAATCTCATTTTTAACCCGATCAACAAAGCTCATAGCCATATGACTAGGCATGTTACCTACGTCAATTTTGAACACTCTACGCTCTGGTGCACGACTTATACGATATATTAGAATAGCATCTTCTAATAGTTCTTTTTGCTTATAAACCTTAAAGATATTCTCTAAAATACTTTGTCCAAACGGCCAATATCTATCCAAACCCTCTGTTAAACTTAGATGAACCACATGTTTAGCATCTATCGCTGCTTCATTTTGTCCTAAACTAAATCTGCTTCCTGTAGTGCCATAGGGTTCATTTGGCACTGTGTAGCTATAAGGAGCACTGTACCCTGCTGTTGGAGGCTGTGCTTGAAAATCGGTTGTTGTTTTAGCTGCTACTGTTAAATTCTGTAAGTTAACGTTAATATCTTTAACTACATATTGTTCAGGCTCTTTACCTTCACTCTCATTTACTATAACTTTTCCTACTTTTGTAACGTCAACCCAATATAATTTAAAGTTTTCTGGATCACGGATGAAAAATTGATCACCATATTTTATGGTGTTTCTAAAGATTTTAAATATTCTGTTGTCAAATTCGTTGAGTTTACACCATTGTTGCAACTGTTTTTTGATTAATTCTACTTCATGAGGAGTAGGATCCTCTTTAAATTCTATATTGAATGGTGTATTATTATGTTCATTTTTCTGTGTACTAAACTCACTAATAATGTCTAAACATGCGTTTATTTCAGCATCTACATCCATCATTTCATACTGATTATAACGTTCAACCCTATTTGGATGCCCAGTGTAGACTTCGGGAAGCCTACTCATGTAGTTTTTATATCCAAATTGGTCGTTGTTCCATCCGCCAGTTTGATCTTGATTATAACCTGCAGCATTCCAGGAACCTGAATTACTATTGTTTCCTGAAATAGGACTAAGTTGACCTGTGGTATTGTTATTGGAAAAACGCTTTTTATATGCCATAATTACTATTTATGATTAGTTGCTCACGTAAAGTTTTATGTCACTGTAAATACTGTTACTTTGCATTATTTTACCGTTCATTTGGTCAATTTTTTCAAGTAATAAGTCAGCAAGGTCTTTGCTGTTTGTTTTTTTGACTTGTGGGGAAGGTGTATCCATAGTTGGCTTCCGCATGTTTTTAGTAATTTCACCTATGTCAAGTAAGTCATCAGGCTTTTTCAATTCAATAGGAATCGTATTTTCTACTAATGGTAATTTAGCTTCCATTCCGTGCAAGAGTGCAGTATCGCCTTGCTGTGGGTCAAAAATTCCACCAAATCTAAACTTAGGACTTACATGCACAGGATCCTGCTCAACAGGTCTATGTCGTTTTAAACCAAACTCATCAAGTAATCCCTTTTCATCTAAAAAGTCAAGTTGCTTTCTATCAATATCAACTGCTATACCTGCACCGTGCTGTCCAGGATCTTTAGATGGTATAGATAATTTACCATATTTAGGTGTATCAACTGTGTGATTAGGACCTTCATTTGGATATTGTCCTCCTTTTTTTCTCCATTCATTATACATATCCAGTTGTTTTTCTCTAGTGCGATAGGAATCAGTAATGTACAGTTTTTGCCCTGTTGCCATAAAATATTTTTTAGCCATGCCTGTGACTTTTTGTTGGAAATCACTATTAAGTTGTGACCAATCTTCAGTATTAACGCCAGGTCCTCTTAAATAAGATAGATAATCTTTTGATGAATCTTCCCTTCTTTGCTCCTCTTTTTTCTTTTCTTCCTTTGTTGTTTCGGCTTTTTTTCTTTTTTCTTCTAATGTTTTTTTCTCAGCCTCTAATTTTGTTAACTTTTCTTCTTCAGTTTTTTTAGCCTCAGGTGTAGTTGCAGCTTCACGTTTTTTAATTTGTTCTTCTAATTGTTTTAATTCTTCTTGATACTTTGACTTTTCAGTAACGTCAGTAGTCTGTGTAATTTTTTGTTGCAAAGATTGCTTTTTTTCTTTATCTTTTTCTAGTTGTTCTGTTTCTCTTTTTTGTTTTTCAATAATTTGTTTTTGTTCTTGAATTTGTTTATCAACAGTTTGAACTGATTTGTTTAAATTATCAATATATGTTTTGGTGTCGTCACTTGTACCTAAACTTGCTAAAGCTTCATCAATTTTTGCTTCTTTTCCTAACATCCATGCACCCAAACGTATTGTTCCAATGGCAATGGTTTTCGCATAATCCGCCATCTTACGTAAGACACCGTTTACAGGTTCTTGAATAAGTTGTGTCAATTTATCATCTAATATACCAACTTTTTGACTAAGCTTAAACGCAATAATCTGTTGTTCTTTTAATCCTTCGTTACCATCCTGCAAGATTTGTTTTTTTAATTTCTCTTTTTCTAATTCTGCTTTTACATCTTCTAAACTTTGTGTCTCTAAAATTCTTCTTGAACCTTCTAAAGTTTTAACATTAGATCCTGATTTTCTTTGAAAATCTTCACTTAATACTAATGCTTCTCTGTTATTTTTTTCAAATTCTATATTTGCTTTAGCAATTAATCTATTAAAATCGTCTGCTGTAATTTTACCTGTTCTTAAATCTTCAGCCCATTGAGTAATTTGTCCTCTAGTTTTAAGTAATAATGCTTCACCTTCTTTTGTTGTAGCAGTTCCGCTAGCTAAAAAGTCTCTAACACCTTTGGCTGTATCGTCTCCAAAGAAGCTTTGCGCAATAGTTTCAGCTAACTGATATCTATCTGCTGAGGCTCTTCCCTCTGCTGTTCTCCTTAACAATGTTAGTCTTGTTCTAAATGCATTATCTCTTGCTGCTTCAGCCATTTTTGCTGACAAACTTGAAACATTTTCACCTGTTAATGAGGTTAGCGCCATTAAAGTAGTAACGTAATCTCTACTTGATTTTCGTTCTTTTTCAGTATCCTTCTCCATTGTAGGACCAACCATTGCCTGTATACTAACATAATCAGTTTGTAGAACCATTAATTCTTCAACACTAAGGCCCAATCTCATAAATTGTTCTGTTACATTGTCAGTAACATCTAAAATTTTAGATAGTTGTCTTACTCCCTGATTAGTTGTTTGTCCTAAATTAGTTAATCCATTTCCTAATTTTTCCGTTGACTTTAATAAACCTTCATTCCTTTTAGTCCATAAGCCAGTGTTGTTTGTTATTTCAGTTAAACCCTCAGCAGTTGTACCTAAATTTACTCCTAATTTAGATACTCTATCAAATGCAGCAAGTTGAACATCATTACTTTCTAAAACTGAATTTACTACTTTAGTAGCGACAGCAGTTAATCCTAAAATAGTAATCCTAGCAGCACTTCCTTTAAAGAAATAGACACCTGCGGTATTTAAGAATTTTTGTGATGCGTTTACAGATTGTTTGTATTTTACAAAACTTTGTTCGCTACTTAGTAAAGCAGCATTGGTTGCTTGAAAGGCTTCTCCTAATGTTCTAACCGCAGTGGACAAACGTACGGCAGTCTGTCCACTGCTCTGTACTTTTTGCCCATAGTCACGTAAGGCGTCTGTAATAAGTTCAACTGATGCACCAGCACTGTCTGCCATTTATTATCGCCTCATATATGTAAGTAAGTCGTTTTGTAAATTATTATTCGTAGTTAGATTTCCTAACAAATTATCCATCTTACTAGATAATAAATTTAATATTCCGCTTATATCTTCACTTTGTTGATTTACATTGACATTGTTATTTACGGTAGTTTTATTAACAATTGATGTAGCATACTTGTTTAATAATTCTGATAAATTTTCTGTTTCTAATAAAGGATTTTCTTTTTTACTAGTAAATTCTTTTGGTAAATTGTTAAAAGAAACTGGTATAGATTGCCCATTTGGTAGTGGAACGACAGCCTGTAAATCTTCGCTCATCTTAGATTCATAGCCCGTTAATGGTCCTGTGCTAATACCAAAATCTTTTTGTTCTTTTGATTTTTCTTTTTGTGTGAATGGATTCTCTTTTTCACCCTTAAAGACATTAAGCAATTTTTCTAATATTTTCATGATTCCTGTATTGTCTACTGGTGGCATAAACGTTTTAGATATGTCAGCAAATCCCTTAGGATCA